ATCCATGTGCCAGGTGTTATCTCACCATGACCTTTCTGATGGTCGTATAAAAATTCTTTTCTCACATACACCGAGTACGGTGGTAAATTATGAATCAAAAATGACATTATTTTTTGAGGTTAGATTGAACTTCTTCTAAAGTTCTTTTCATGTTTGTGAATATCGTGGTCAAATCAGTATCACCAAAACCCAACTCCTTTGAATGAGATGATATATAATCTTTCATCTTGATAGCATCGGGATCATCTGTCAGTGATAGTCTAGTCCACATAATTTGTTGCCTCTCAAGCAACTCCATGACTGTATCTATGTGTTCTACCTTTGCCTCTGCACTCATCATTGGGAACTTTAGTATAACATCATACAACTCCTTCTGAAGACAAGTAATCTCCTCCATCTCCCGTTTTACTTGGTCAGATTCAAAAAACTTAGTCATCTTTTTTCTCTACACAACTAATAAGATAGCGTCTATATTTTTCTTTGTCAATATTTAGAAATGGTATATACTTCCTTATCTTCATACCAATCACCTTCCATACTGGATCTTTCAACTGTTTATCATAGTCCTTACAGTATCCAAAAACTTTTTCATAGACACACATCTCTTCTGCACTTACATTACCTGCTAGATGCTCCTTGAGTATAGGTGGGTGACCATTAGATGCATCAAACAATTCATCGTAGGTGTATTGACTCATCAATTCATCTGATTTTTGTTTGAAATTATAGTACATACTCTGCTGTCTTCTCTGCCACTGTTTGTACACACCCTCACCAGATCTTATGATGTTTCCTATCCATAATCCCTGAGGATTATCTGTGTCTACAAAGTTTGCAAGAAAAAAATCTCTTATCTCTTCGTCTTTATACTTTCTTGACATCTTTTCAAAAAAGTATCTGTCTTTTCTTTTATAGAATGAATCAATCTTTGCTCTTGATTTACCACCGTATCTGTGGTAATCATACTTCTCCTTAGTAAAGTGGTTCTTGTATCCAAGATACTCTTTGTAAGTATCAAAGGGAGTCATAGGTTTTTTGAGCATAACAATTAGATAGCAAGGAACTTTGCCCTTGATGTTCTCTTCAAATAGTTTAGGTTCATTGCATTACCTTTCAACTTTTCTTTCATTGGTTTGGTAATGAGTTTGGAGACAGATTCTATTTCAATACTGTTCTCTTCACAGTAGTGACATATTGCCTCGATGTAGTTCATGTCATTATTATTCTGCACAAGATTCTCAATGTCATTTGTAAATTTATCTTGGCATAAGAACTTGTTCTTCAGAACCGCCCTCATTTCATTTTTGGTTGCCATTTAGTTTGTCCTCCACAAATTTTTCAATGTACTTGACTAATAGTTTCATATACTTCATCTTATCATACTCTTCGTAAACAGTCACCTCCCCATTCTCACAAGTCATGAGAATAACAAGTTTCTTTACAGGTATATCCGTCAGTTCGTAAAACATACAGGCATATGCTGCTGCCTGTACAAAATAGTTCTCTATCCAGTCTCTCGGTTTGGGTTTCGCAGCAGTTTTAAAATCAATAATGGAAAGTTCACCATTATATTCTGCTATACAATCAACAGTTCCAGCAACACCCAACTCGTTGCTGTATAAACTTTTCTCTAGTGCGTATATATTATTTATATTTTGTAACACTTTTTTTGCCTGAGTGAAGAGCATCTTAGTGCTAGGATTATCCAACTCCACCTCTTCATTGAGAAGATGTTTCTCTATGAGTTCATGTGTAGCGGTGCCTCTGGTGGTAGCACGTTTCGTAATTCTATTTGCCTCAGTCTCACCTACTCTCTTCCTCCACTCAACAAAGATGTGTTTGTTGAAATGAGATGTGACCGAGGTGATTGACACCATCGGTCTATCATTGACATTGTAGTATCGAACTCCATCAATACTCTTCCTAGTCAAGGTAGGAAGATCACATTCTACATGATTGAACATTACATACCTAGTTCTATTTTTGAGGTGATGTAACTCTTGACTAGACCAGACCTAACGATGTCTTCCATACCAAATTCAATTAGATCGAACTCAGGCATGCGAGTGATAATCTTTTGGAAATCAAGAATACCATTCTTCTCGTTTGTCTTTATCAAATCAGTTTGTGCAACGTCACCACAGAACATAATCTTGGTGTCTTCACCTACTCTTGTTATTATACTATCTAATTCATGAAAATTCAAGTTCTGTGACTCATCAACAATAACAATAGAATTATCAAGTGTTGTACCCCTGATGAAAGAGGTAGACCAGAAGGTCACACTTTCCTGTGCTTTCAGATTACCCCACAACATCTCAAACTCATTGTCTGTAGGCAACTCAAACATATACTTGACCATATTCTTATATGGTATCTGGTACAGTGCTGCCTTGTCCTCATGATCACCAGGTAAGAATCCAATCTCTCTTGTAGACACAAGTGATCTTACTAAAACTACTTTATTGTATGGTGTCATGGGATCAAGCACCTGTTTCAATGCTTGATATAAAGTTATGAATGTTTTTCCTGTACCTGCTGCACCATATAAGAATAGGTTCTTACCCTCTTCATAAGATGCAAAGGCATGTTTCTGGTTGGTTGTGATTGGTTGCACATCCACCATCATGTCAGAATTATATGGTTTCTTTCTTCTCATTTGTTTCGCAGTCAATCCAGCACCAACACTGGTGGACATCTTCTTTTTTCTTGGCATGTTAGACGTGTGTAATCTTTTGTGGTTTTACTTTTGAACCAGGCATCTCTGATACCCTTGATAGAACCTCGTTCCATCCTCCATCGGTTCTACTATACACGTCACCTGTAGCACTAACCACGCCCCCTGCTCCCTGAGACCAGTCTTTATCCCAGTCTGGATTATCTTTTCTAAACTGATCGTATTCTTTCATAGACATGATGAGTTCTTTAGTCTCACCTGTCTTTATGTTCTTGATTGGATATGTTGGCATGTTTTGTTGCGAGTGTTTTATTTAGAGATGATAACATTACGCTTACCACGCTCTTGAATGGCACCACTAAAGTGTAATGGTTTAGAAGTACACATGTTGCATACATTATGAGGTAGTCTACTTTGCTCACAAAATTTTGTCAACTCTTCGTCACTACAATCCACAGGCAAACCATCTACAAGATACTCTTGCCACTCTTCAGCATCACTCTGTTCAGTCACAGACAGCAATTCTCTTAGAAAAGCAGTGTTAGGACACTTCCATAACTTTCCTCTGAATAATTGTGTATTTGGACAAGAACATACCTTATAACTCTTTGCTATTTTTCCTTGATTGTATGGATATACTTTACCATCCCTCTTTTTTATAGAATCAAACCACATATCTTGACCCACATGGTGTTCGGTTACCAATAACTTAGGGTGTTTGAAATTCTCTAATATTTTTTTTACTTCATTGGTGTGGACACTTACACGTAAGTATACTTTTGGATCCTCTAATACTTTTCTGATCCAACCTTCATTCTGTAAGAGCAATACGCCATTGGTATAGAGATAAACAAAAGAATTAGTATGTGATCTACATGCATTTACAATTTCCTCACATCGTGGATTTAGTAAAGGTTCACCGCCTATGACAGATACCCTTTCAATATCTAGTCTTGGTAAGATAGTTTCTATGTCTTTTATGAGTGAGTCAGTATCTAACTTGCTGCCTGATGCAAAGTAATTACTGAAATGATTGCATCCCTTACATGATAAATTACAACCTATAGTTGTGCTTACATCAAGAATTTTCAATGTGGGCAAGGTATGCTGCTCCTATTGATGTGCCACCGTCATGTGCCACGGGCATTGCACGGATGCTGACGTTGAGTTCTTTCTGCAATTTATAATTGACAACACAATTGAGGAAGCACCCACCTGCAAGCACCAGATTTCTATTAGGAAACATCCTACCCAATTCAAGTGCTCTCTGCTCCCACTTCTGCTGTATATAATAAGCATCATGCTTACCATATGCTGCCATACCCATGACCTTACCTGCATCCTCAGGATCAAATCCATAATTGACACAAGTTTGTTGATATAATTTACCAATACCTACATCATCTTCTGTGAAATATTTCCTATGTAATAACTTCCATGACGGTAAATCATAGACAGATTCAATCTCTATACCATCAGGAGTCTTAGAACCGTTAGCATCTACTACAATTGCTATCGCATCATCATACCCAGAGTTATAAAAAGCAGAAGCAGCATGACACTTGTGATGCTCATGTCTATAGTCATATATCTTTGCATGAGGATACATTTTCTTCGCTATGTTTAGATCAAGTGAGGACAGAAGAGTCTTTGAGTCTTTTATCCAATACGAATCACATATTGCTATAGCATCAATATCATGCACATATTTGAACAAAGATCTAATTGAATGATCTCTTTTCTTTCTTGTTATTCTCTCTGACTCAAGATAGAATGCCAGCTTACCATCTCTCATTACACACACTGAACCATTGTTTGATAGGTTCAACCCTAGGACTGAAAATTTTGCGGAGATTTTTTTTCGAGATTTATGTAATGTAAAAGTCATTTTTCCCTGAGGATTTGCACGTCTGGAAAATACAAGTAGTCTATGTCACTACACTCAAAACATTCTATGGCATCGTCAGGTGTCTCTACCAATGGTTCACCTGCTAGATTGAAGGACGTGTTGAATAGTATAGGAACATCTGTTAGTTGATAGAAGGAATCTATCAGTTGATAGTAGTTTATGTTGTTATGAAGTCCTACAGTTTGCACCCTACATGTATTATCAACGTGTAATATCGCTGGTATTTTATCATGAGTGTGTGGTAATGCATTGACTGCATACATCATAAAGGGAGACTCCTCAAGTCCACCCATGTCAAACCACTTGTGTACGTGAGGTAAGAGAACACTACCTGCAAAAGGTCTGAATGATTCTCTACGTTTTATTTTATTGATCCTGTCCTTTCCATCAGGATCTCTTGGATCATATAATATTGATCGATTACCTAATGCCCTAGGTCCTGCTTCTGATCTACCTTGGAAAACTGCTACTACCTTACGCTCTTCAATCAATCGAGCAACGTACATGGTATTTACTTTGTCTCCCTCTAAGTGGGATAGATCGTATTCAGGACCTAAGTATAGAGAATCAATCATCGTGATCATCCCAAGGATCTTTCAGTGCTTTGTTATCAAAGAATCCTTTGTAAACACCGTACGCTGCAAGCAGTATGGTGATGACTGCGATTGAAATACCAAAGGTATAGTTTGGATCTAATGTAAGATGAGGCACTAATGGTGTCTCACAAGTCCATGTGTCAGGCAAGAAGTAAACTGGTGGACAAGAAAGAAAAGTCATAGTTATAACCAAGTTGGTTTACGAGATGGGTCACGTAGATAGTTAGACGCTGCCCAAGGTTTAGATGCAATGTATCTTTTGTATGCTGTGAAGATATCAATGGTCTTGTCATGTTTGAACTCATCAGGACCTGCAAAGGCAAATGATGTAGGTTCACCATCTTGTTGTGGGAATATTTCCACAGCATGTTCCATAGTAGATTGACAACTATGGATTTTGTTGTATCTATGTGTGTACTCAGCACATAGTGCAAGACCATGTTGAATCAACCAAGACCAATTAGTCTGTGCCCATATTGTACAGGGGTGGTTACGAAATGCACCTTTCTCTGTATTGTATGGTGTGCCATCAAGTTTTGGTAGTGTACCAAAGTTGTAACCCCACTTCTTAGATGCCACAATAGAAAGCATTTGGCATGTCTCAAGTGGCATCTTGACAATGTGCTTGTCAGGTAAGCATTGTGCTGAGACTTTGGGGTCTGGATGTGTAACAAATATATTCATACACTTATTATAACATACCTACCATTCCAATGCATCACTGACTGCTGGAAATTGTTTTATAAAAACCTCTCTAACTTCATTAGCGATATCCATGTGTTCTTTCTGTGTACCATTTGCAGATCTAAGATTTATATAATGAATCCATGATCGACATGAACCAGTCATGTATATTCTTGTTGGTGTTGCTAGTGGGAGAACAAATCTCGCACACTCCTTCGCAATACCCTTACGTAAGAGTTCATTGTATAAATCAATTCCTTCATCGAAATATTTTTCAATTGTTTTCTGTAATTTTTTCTTCTGTTCATCGGGAATGTTGTCAATACTATTCTGTCTATTTTTACTATCTTGACTCCTCAACTCAGGAGCAGGGATAGCACCAAGCAAGTTCGTCTCTGCATATCTTTGACTAAACTCTTGGAATGTAAAAGATCTGTGTCTAAGTATCTGTGCTGCAATACCTCTATTGGTTTCTATCTCCAATGTCATTGTGGATTGTTCAAAGACTGACCAATGGTTGTGCTTGATGCAATACTTCAGTAGACCTGAGTAGTTCTCATTGTCCTGATTGCTTGGGTTAGATACTCTGGCAATGTATGCCATAGTTTTCTCTGCATCAGGTGTGATGCTGATAAGTTTTACTGTCATGTGCCTTCAAACTCCTCATCATAATCCAATTCAATTGGTTGTATGTCATCGTACTTGTACGACTCGGTGTCTGAATAGACCTCTGCCTTGAGTGCAGACAATAGCATCTCAAGATCAGTGACTATTACTTTTAGTTTGTCTCTGTCCATGACAAAATTATACCATAAAAAAAGGAGGGGTCAACCCTCCTTTCCAAGCACGTAAGATTACTTGCTTGATGTTACCTTTAGACCACGATACATAAGGTCGTGTCTATTACGCTTTGCTGCTTCTGCAAGCACCTTTGCGTTGTATTCTTCAGCGTTGTACTCAACGCCACGGTAAGTGACTTTAGTCATTTGTTTTCTCCAAAGTAGTAGGGATTGTAGCCCCGTTCCTTCAGTCAACATTTGCGTCCCCGAAGGGATGAACGTACCCGTTCCGTGTCGGCTTACTTGCGTCCAATACTCCATGTTTCGCAAAGGTGAGGTTCTGGTACCTTTGTTTTGAAGTAGTCTATGACATACTCCTTGGCATCGGCAGTGTGATTCACATCACTTAGAATCTCAATCCTGTAGCGATTCCACTCATCACATGACATCTCCCAATGGGTGTAGTCATGCTCTGCGAGAAGCAGTACTAACAGTGCTAATGAATGCATTGGATGAACGTAAAGGTATGTTAGCATACCTGAACATATTTAGCAAGTAATTGTGTATCAAATGTTACTTATCTCTCCAAACAATCTCTGGATACGCCTCCTCCACTACGTTTCTGGTAATTCTGTATTTACTCTGAAGATCTTTATCCTTTACAAGACATACTATCTCTGCCTCTTCTGCTTCTAATGACTCAAGTAATTGTATGAGCAAAGTTTCCCTTCTCATGTTGGAGATTTTATCATTGCCACCTCTCACAAAGTTGTAGAGTGTTCTCCATTCATGAACCAGTCTTGTGTGACCTGCTGTTCCTTTAGGTGATTCATTAGGTTTGTATGGTACTGCACCATCTGGGACTGCACTCTCAATACCTTTATCAAAGTTCCAAATCAATAGTGCTTTGACATCATCTCTTTTATGTGCCTTCAATAAATCAATCTTTTTATCTTTAGTCTTGGCACCATGAA